CAAGGTAACAATAAAATGGGACCCTGCCCTTGGCAATGTCTAATGCTTGTGAGATGTATGACTCCAAAGCGGCTGTCATACTGAGAGAAAAGCCGTAGCGACGATTCATAAAAATCGCCATTTCATCGCAGGATGCGTAAGTGAAATGCTCACTGATGGTGAACCTAGCCCCAGAATGTTGAGATTGGGGATGATGGCTTGACCATTCGGTGAGTGCGGCTGCTTGCTGTTCAGAGCTAACTTCCATGTTCTTCAAAATCCATGTAATGATTGGCCCCATGATCGGGACGAACTGGTAGATGCGGTACCCTTGTGCTACTACATAGAGCCATGCTCTTGGGTCGGGACGGGCTCCCACCGACCAGAAGGCCTTGTGGAGGAACCGGGTTATCTTCGGGCCCAAAATGTAGGTGCTCATACTAGGTGTAGGTTCGGACCAACGTGGTTCAGGAAAAATGAAGCGTTGGCAGCCATCTTTAAGGAGCCGCACAGGCCATAAGACCTGTGAGCAAAAGCTGGCAGTGTAGATTGTTGGCCGAACCAACTTAACCTTATGGCCAAACAGCTGATAAGCTGCAATAACTTCCGCATCGGTAAATCGAGATGCGTGGTCATGGTCCATGAAGGTCAGATTGTCATCACCTAAGAGAGCTGAGGTGTAAAATTGCCCATAGACATAGGGCTTACTTAAAAGCCTGGTCACTGTGGGCGTAGCGTCTGAAACTGAAACTGTCTTTGTGTGGGCGCAGGTCAACGCGTTGAAAACGTGGTTGTTGATGCCTGTGTATTGGCCCGTATTTGTCTCGGTGGTGTTGGGCGCACCCGTGGGCATGCAGAGAGCACATGTGTAACGAATCCCATCTTTGGTTTTCCCCCTAATTGGGTCTATCTTCACTTGGATCTTATGTATGGAATCCACTATGGTGTCTATAGGCAGGGGTGGGAGCGTGTCGTGGGTGTCAATTATATGAGACCCCAGTTGTGCTATCCTTTTAAACTCGTTGTACTCTGAACGCATGAAACAACTCGGAGTGCGAGAGTCATTGCGGCTGATGTCGCTTTCTATGATGTCAGAAAAGCGTTGGGAAGCTAAATAGGCCCATGAGCCTACCTTCAAAACATCAGACCCAGACACATAAAATATGAGTGGGAGTCGTTTTGCGGGGAGGTTGGGATCAAAGGACCAGTTTTTCTTCCTCCATTCGGCGCGAGCGCGTACAATTGGAGCAAGGATGAGTTGCGTAGCTAAGGATGCGGGTTGAATGAGACGTGGCTCTTTCTTTTCTTGTCCGGATGGGTAATTATCACATGCGGTTTCGATCTTGACGAAAGCTTTGGCCAAAGAGAAGTCGGGAACGTCCGTTGGGTTGAGTCTCATGGCTGTCAAGGTGTCAAGCAGCTTGCGGCTGCGTTGGGGAGGATCGGCTTGACGGGCCCAAGATTCTGCAGACAAAATGTGGTAA